ACAGTTTTGGATGTCCTGTCGTATCGAGGGCCGGGGTCCAGGCAGCGCAGCGGCTGCCCACGCACCAGTAGACCCGAATCCCTTTGAGATTTTTCTTGGGGGCATAGGGTTCCGTGTAGTTCAGGGTTGCGGCGAGGTCGGCGCACCCGGGTGCCCTACTCCATCCTGGGTCGTGTAGGACGGCGCCTGCCCCCGTCGTCCCCCTGCGCGTGCTCGGTGAGATGATGGGCAAAGATGCCCAGATACCGAGCACGCAGAGCAGGACGCCTCCACTCCACCACAGATAGTCTTTCCGTCGCAGATCCGTGTTGGGCATTCTTTGCTCCTTCGTGGGGCTCCGTAGAGCCCCGGTGGGCGTTTAGGGTTCCAGTGTAATTGTCCATTCAAGCCCAAGCTTCTTGGCACAGTCTGGGCCGATAAAGAACCACAGCATGTCGCCTTCATCGGAGGTATACAACGCCTCATCCTTGGGGTGGAGGAATGATAAGCCGCCGTCTATGAGGTGGACCATGCGTTGCTGGCGGCTTCGTCTGAGTGGCTTGTTGCACATGCAGCAGCACTGATCATCCGTGCCGCTGTGTGGAGTGGTTTGTATGTAGGGCTTAGTCGTGTAGCCTTGCGATACGTCCTGGACATCATTCCATGCTGCCTGGATGGCCTTGCCTTCTAGCATTTCATTTCCTTCGTGGGGCGCCGACGAGCCCCTGTGGTGTGGTTACTACGGCTCCACGTGGCGATGTACGCGCCACGCGAGAAAAATGGCCTCCTCTCTGGTGAGGAATTTACACCATTCGGCATGCCAGGTGCCCATGAGGGCCTGGGCATTCTCGATGGCGTTGGTCTGCCCGCTGGTCGTGTTGAATGCTATCGGGGCATAGACACTGCGTGCACAGCCCCCCGTCAAAGGTATGCTCGCAGGGGGAATCGTCGAGTCTCCTGACCATCTTTCTCTCCTTTGTGGGGCTCCGCAGAGCCCCAGTGGTGCTTACTGCCGAGTCGTCTTCCTTGTCTTCTGTGGTGTCAGGGCAAAGCAGAGCACGCCGGTATCCGTCTGGACAACGACTTCCTCCGTGATCCGTTGCCGCTGGATATCCTCCACAAGATCCTCTTGGATTTCCAGCGAAAGCCAGCCGCCCTGGTCCCATTCCTGGCTTTGCGCATGCGATAGGATGATGGTCATGCGTCGTCCTCCTCTTCGTCACAGGCATGGGCCTGTGCCATCCAGGTGTGATGCAGCTCGCACAGCCGCGCAAACGCCGTATCACGCTGGTCCCGCGTCAGATACGTCACGTATGCCCGCTGGGGCGTATGCCCCACGTCGAGCAGGCAGCCGATGCCGTAGGGGGCGTCCTCGTCCTCCAGGGCATCCACGGTTTCGGCGACAATCAGGTAGCGCACGTCGAGCAGGACGGTGGGACTGTAAAAGACATGGCTGGTGATCATGGGGGCTCCTGCGTGTTAGAGTGCGGCCTGGCAGACCGGGCAGGTCTCTGGGTCTTTCAGGTCAATGTAGCGTTGGACAACTTCCATGCATAAGCTGATCATGCGGGTGCGTTCGCGTTCCTCGGACGCGGAGAGGCTCGCATCGTCGAGATGGGCGATACAGTCAGCAAGATCGACTACCGTCGTCTCAAAGCGGCAATAGGCCATGTTCGCCATGGTTTGTTCCTTTCGTGAGGGGGAGCCGCAGCTCCCCGGTGTTGTTAGTTGCGCAGCTTACGGTACATCATGGCTGCGAGCCCATGCATGCAATAGAAGGTTTTCTCGCCGTCTTGGTGACGATGTTTGTAGTCAGGGCACGAGCACACTGCCCCGTCAACCTCATACCAATGGGCGGGCGTCGTCCGGCTTTGCACCGCCAGCATCCCCTCGCGTTCCCCCGGACTGACCATGCCGCCCAGGACGAGGGCTGCTGCCTTACTCAGGCGCTCGATCAGGCCATGGTCCTGCCGGGCCATGGCTTTTTTCAGCCCACACGTCAGCAGCGCCCCCAGCCTGGCTTCCTCGCTGACCACAGGCGGGGCTTCGAGTGCCTTCTTCGTCGCCGTGATCGTGGCGTGTAGGTTCGCTACCGCTTCGCTGGCGGTAGCGCCACGCCCGGTCGCCTGCGCCCTGCCGTAGCCCTCGACCTCGAAGAAGAGGTTGACGCTACACGCTGCCTCGGGCAGCGCCGGGGTGGCTGCCGGCGCTGGGAGGATTAAGTGGTTGTGGCCGTTCGGCAAAGCTGGTACTGTTCTCACGTTCATGTCTCCTAGAGGGTGAACACCGGGCGCTACGTTTCGTTGTCGAGGCGGTGCGTAGCGCCCTGGTAGTTTTTGGTTGTCTCCTCTGCCTTACCGCTCCTGGCGCATGTAGCGCTCCAGCAACTGGCTGATGACCTGTGCAATATCCTGTTGCTCCCAGATGTCGGCCGCTACGAGCACGTCGCGTGTCTCGTGGTTGGTGGCCTCAGCCTCACTGAAGGCCTCGGGAAAGAGTGTGGCCAATTCCGTGCGGAGAAAACGGGTATAGTCCTCGACGTCTACCTGCATGTTTCTACTCCTTAGTCTCATTTGCGTACTCGCATGTCTTTGCTCCTTGGTTGGGCAGGGCCTCACCGTCCCGATTCCGTGGAGGGTTCTGGGATACGAAAACCGAGCGCCTTGAGCCGCGGAATGTCCGCGTACTCAGCGAGGTCGTCATATTCCGCCCTGCGCATGATCGACTCCTGCAATTCCCCCCGTGACACTTCCTCGCACACCTCAGGGCGTGTGTCGCTCCCTTCGCGGCCACGAGGGCGGTAGAAATAGAAAACCTGTGTTCCACGACGCGCATGGAGGAGATAGTCCCCTGAGAGACGATCCTTGCGTCCAGCAAGGATCATTTCGTCTTCATGTGGATGCACGGTGCACTGTCCTCGCCCTCTGTGAATCAATCGTTGTGACATTCTCGCTCTCCTATTCGCTTGCGCTCGCGCCAAACGCGGCTTGGCATACAAGGCTGTCATATATTGCGCGTCTAACTGTGTCAATGCGGCCTGGTCTTTGCGTGTTGCTGCCATGATCGTGCTCCTTGGTGTTTCGCGTGACGTTTCCGCTCATTCAGGCCAGGCCAATTTCCTGGCGACACCATTCCTACCTGGAGCCCCGTGCCATCGACAGGGCCGGTCGCTCCTCTGAGGCTCATGTCATCGCCCCTCATCCTTCCTATACCGCCAGCGTTTAGGATTTGCTCTCGCGCTGGCTGGGTGCGTGCTTTGGCTGGGAGTTTCTCGGGCCGCCTACTCTGTGGCCCCTCGCAAGCACCAACTAAGGAGAGTATATGATATCCATAATGGATAGTCAAGGAGGTTATGAAGATTTCTTGAACTTTTTTTGTCCAAGTATAGAGCGCACTAATTTCTCAAAGCGTGCGGTGATTGTTTCGTCACCGCGTTCTAGGCGCGAGATGTAATTCACATGATACCCAAGGAGTTCGCCGATGGCTCTTTGTGTTAAGCCGTGGGCTTTGCGTATCGCGTATAATTCTTCTTTGGTCATTGCGCCTATTCCTCTCCAAAAAGGATATAATATTGACAGTATACATTTTGGCGTGCTATCCTGCAAGGAGGATTCCATGGGAAAGTCTAGTGGAACACTTTACGCCATTGCCGCTCTGGCGGCCGTCCTGGGGGTGAGTACGGACTCCCTCCTGGCTATGGATGCCCGCGAAGCTGAGGAGGATGCGGCATGAGTGACGATGGCCGCTACGCTCTCGTCTGCCATGCGAGCTATAGCGATGAGTCGGGCTCCTGTGGGCATATGGTGTCACTGGTGGATGCCACGGGCGCCCGCATGGCACAGACGTTTGTCTTTCGCCATCCATATGGCACGGATCACGAAACCTTTGCGCGTGATCTTGCTGCGAGCCTGTATCCATCCGCCCCGTTGCGCTGGGATGATTGTTGTGTGTATGATGAGTGACTGCCGCCGCGTCACGTCGGTCGAGGCATCCAGCACCCTCGCTGGGCGGGAATGTGAGGGCCTGCCCGAACTGGACGCCCGGCTACGCCGTAGGCGCTGCGACTGCCCCTGCCTCGCACAGCAGGCGCCCGAGGCCCTCTGAGGCCTGCGTAGCATGATCGCTTGACATCCCCGCTGGAACCGCCTACCCTCTCCCCAAGCGCATTTTTCCCCTGGTGGGAGAGATGCGCGTTGTTGTGTGGCATGCCGGGCTGAAAAAGTGCGCTGCGTTCCCTGGTGTCGCTGGCGGGCATCAGGGAGCAGGATGCAGGAGTCTATGACTGCCGGCCACCTCTTCTCTACGATTATTCACCCCAAAAAGCGTGCGGTCCTTGCGGCGTATGCGACGAGCGGTCGCCTCGTCCATGCCTGCAAAAGTGCCAAGACCGATGCCTTTATGCACTACTACTGGATGCGCACCGACCCTGCCTATGCGACGGCGTTTGCGGAAGCGCAAGAGGTGGTGGCGAATCTCCTGGAAGAGGAAGCGATCCGCCGGGCCACCAAAATGCAGCATGCCAGTGATGTGCTCCTCATCTTTCTTCTCAAAGGCGCGAAGCCCCAGAAGTACCGTGATAATGTGCACGTGCAGCAGGAAATAAGCGGCGAAGTCACCTTGACCTGGAGTGATCGTCTTAGCCGCGCCCATCTCGCGTTAGAGGAGCGCCGGAATGGCCACGCTCTGCCTGCCTGATGCCGATCTCCTCGAATTCGCGGCTTCCTGCGTGGATGATCCGCTGCGCTTCGTCCTGGCGGCCTTCCCCTGGGGCGAACCGGGCACGCTCCTGGCGCAGGAGACCGGGCCGGATACCTGGCAGGTGGAGGTGCTCGAAGAGATGCGCGTGCATATCCAGACCTCGACCGTGGCCTTCCGCAAGGCGGTCGCCTCGGGCCATGGCGTGGGCAAGTCCGCCCTCACCTCGTGGATTATCCTGTGGTTTCTCGCCACCCATCCCCACCCGCAAGCCGTGGTGACCGCGAACACGGGCACGCAGCTTAATACCAAGACCTGGCGCGAGCTGGCGAAGTGGCTCCAGCTCAGCATCTATGCCGAGACGTTTGCCTGGACGGCGACCAAGTGTTATCACCGGGAGCACCCGGCGACCTGGTTTGTGGCGGCCGTGCCGTGGCGGGCGGATCGCCCGGAAGCGTTTGCCGGGACGCACGAGAAACACGTGCTGGTGATCAAAGACGAAGCGAGCGCGATTGACGATATTATCTGGGAGAACGTGGAGGGCGCGATGACGACCCCCAGCGCGTTCTGGCTCGCGTTTGCCAACCCCACCCGCAACAGTGGCCGCTTCAAGGAGTGTTTCCCTGGGGGCCGCTTTGCGCATCGCTGGAGTACCACGCAGGTCGATAGCCGCACGGCCAAGATGGCCGACCAGGCCCAGATTACGCAGTGGATCACGGACTATGGTGAGGATAGTGACTTTGTGCGTGTCCGCGTCAAGGGGGAGTTCCCCCGCCAGGCCGTGGGGCAGTTCATCAGTGAGGCGGATGTGGACGCGGCGACGAAGCGCGAGGCGGTCGATGACCCGTTGGCCCCGACCATCATTGGCGTGGATGTGGCGCGGTTTGGGGATGATCGCAGCGTCATTCTGGTGCGCCGCGGGGGGCAGATTCTGGAGTGTACCCTGTACCGCGAACTCGATACCGTGCGCCTCAGTGGCTTTGTGTGCGAAGCGGTCGAGCGCTACCGCAGTCACCAGCCGACGCTGTGTGTCGATGGTGTCGGCGTGGGCGCGGGCGTGGTCGATGTGTGCCGGGCGCGCAACTACCGCGTGGAAGAAGTGCTGAACGGCGGGACGCCCCAGGACCCGGTGCACTATGAGAATATTCGGGCCGCATCGTGGGCGGGCCTGCGCACCTGGGTGCAGACGCGGGCCAGTCTCGACGCACAGGCCCCCTACATGCAGGAACTCCGCGCGGACCTGCTCGGGCCGGAGTACGGGTACGATGCGCAGAATCGGTTGCAACTGGAGCGGAAAGCGCACATGAAGGCGCGCGGCCTGGCTAGTCCTGATTGTGGGGATGCCCTAGCGCTCACGTTTGCCGTGCCGGTGGCCCCCAAGGGGATGCCCGCCGCGCCCGTGCGCCCGCTGCCTTCGGTGGGGGCGGTGCCCCGTGGCCAGAGCTGGTTGGCGTAAAGGAGAGCAACGATGTCTGAGGAGAGGACCCCGTACACCGTGGCCACGTTGGCCTTCCCCGATACGCGCCTG